CGCCAAAATCTAAAACAACGAGCAACATGAGCCATTGGAGTATTATATACAGCCACTGCTCCAGTTAACGTTGAATCTCGTTCCATCATAACTGGTGATGGTTTAGCATAAAATAATCCTGTTTCGGCTGCATCTGTAGAGGCCCATGTAGATTTAAATAAGTATGATTCACGCGAACAAAAAGATTTTATGGTGAGCTCGTCATTTACATCAGCTCCACATATCTTTCCGTCAATGGATAATTCATTTTTAGCATCTAGTGTCAATTTCTCGACTGGTGTTCCTATATCTGTGGATGCTAAGTTGGGAAATGGTTTGTTAACCATACCATGGACATCATCTATAACTGGCACATTTGTATAGCCAAATAATGCTGCTATATCACCAATAGCCCCAGCTGCATAAGATGTTGCAGTAGCAAAAGGTCCGATTACAGGTAAATCAGACAACATACTGGCTGCACGAGCTATAGCAGAAGCTGGTCTAGATACAACGCCTTTGTGTTGATATTCATCTTGACCAGCTTGAAGAGCTAATTTAGCCGTGGGTCCAGCAATCTCTAAATCATCAGCCCATGCATAAACCTTGATATTTATAGTATCTGTTGTTAATCCGTTAGCATTCTGCAGCGTGGTTAATGATTGCAAATCTATAGTTCCCATAGCATTCAATGCAGCGGCAGATGTTGCATCTAACCAATTTCTATGATATAGAAAAGGTAGTACCATCTCCCCACCTTGACTATTTTGAGGATATAGATAAATATGTGGTCTTTGTGACAAAGGTATATTTTCATTACGAGCGGTATTTGTCAATATAAGACCTGGATTATATGACGTCAATGGTTGATAGGCAACTAAACAACAACCATAATAAAAAGGTGATGCATTTATAACAAATTTGAGATGTAAATTACATCTAACTAGATAATAATTATCCAATTTTTTCTTAATAGATGTTTTGATAAAATACTCATACCATGGATTAAAAGTACTGGTTGCAGCTGATAAATTCGTTCCAATTTGCCATGCTTGCTCAAAAATTTGAACCGGTCTGCTAAGAAAAGATCCTAATTCAACATTTTGAGATGTATCAACTTTAATATATGATAAATCATGTGGTATTGCTGATATAACATCTGCTTCACCATCAACAAACCCAACATTCTGCTCTTGAGATTGGTCACTAGTGTTGACTGGAGTCATATCAACACCTGATTGAGGTCGTAGATTGTTCATAGTACAATCTACTAAAACTATATCATCTTTATAACAACAACTGCTATTAAATATAAGTGACACTGCATTTTTAGGAAACGCGGCCAAAACCTCTAAAACTGGAAAATTTCCCATAAAGTCATGAACAAATAGTCCCACGCCTTTATCACCTATAGGTAGACTTACTATCATAAGTCTCAGTTCACACACCCATACTACGTTGTTTTGTATGGACGTTCTATTGTGCATGAACATCCGCGTGGACACAAGCGCTACGCTTGTGAGTTTGATGTTTTTAAATAGTCATATGAGCAAGGACGATATGCTCATAAAATTTAAAGAGTCTAAAAATAAATAAAAATTTCTCTTTGTCTGTAAGACCGTGTACATTAGTACAATCAAATGGATCCATTTTTCAATAAAATTGAAGCAAAGGACTAGTAAAACTAGTAGGACCACTTCCTTTGTCGCTCTAATTAGTTTGTTACCTATATATCTTGATTTATATAAATCAATAGTTATCATAATACTCTGTGAGAGTATTACAAAATATATTCTAAAATATAATACAAACCAACATAACATAATCCAAATTATACGAATAGCTAAGTACGGATCCCCCGGCGGTGTACCGTTATTGTGTATTTTTGAAACTGACATAATATTTTCATATTCTGACACTTCATTAAATATACACAATCCTCTTTGGGGAGCGAAGCATTCTTCATAAGAAAAACACTTACTCGAACTTTTCATATATCGTATAACCAAATCATCATAAGTGGGAAAGGTTTCTTTATTTACATAATCATCCCACCCAAGTTTTGAAATCAAACCAATCAATATTGGTCTCTTCTCTTCAAAAACTTGTTTCCCATAGAAAAAATATTCCTGTAGTGCTGTGCATAAAACAGACACTCCCTGATATTCCTCAGTTACTGCTTTAGATTTTACCCAAACCATAAGCATCTTTTCTATGGAATCATGATCTAATGGACCTAATCGACACTTCATATCATTATCATATCTCCATGTTCGCTTTAAAAATGATGCATTATCAATATGTATGAAAGGTACACTCTCTGCTTCTTTATCTGCCATGGTATAAATAATACCAATATCAGCAAATGTTTTAGCAATAGACGTATGGTTGAACCAATTGCACTCTGTGTGTACCGACATAATATTATCATCACCATATGTCATCAAGGCCACTTTGTCACCGAAGGACAAAACTTCAGCCTTTGGATTTTGGATATAATAATTGTATCGCATTCTCAATGAATTCACTATACTGTTCAAGATAACAGTTAGTGGATTCCCAGATGGGTTGGATCCAAAAAGTTGAATCAAATCACCATTAAAATCAACTACAGCAAAAGCTGTATCTTCGGCTATACCCCGAATCACTTTAATATCATCCTCTGTATAATTGCCTGATAATTTACAGAAATATATAATAACATCAAAAGCCGCCAAAATTTCCTTTGGGCTCATCTTTTTATCATATGCCTTGTAATCACCAGCAACAATTCTATCAACACCATGTTGAATAATATAATCATAAATTTCTTGCCACTCAAGAGATTGAGCCACTGTACCAGGTGCAGCTTCAAAAGCAAATCTTTCATTTTGTAATAATCTACAGAATGAAAGTAAGTACTTACGAACTACCACACACCAATCAAAAGGGGCTCCTGTAAACACTCTAGTTTTCTTTGCTTTAGCTTTACTAAAAGTAACAGGTTCATCTTTTAAATGGGCACAAAAGTTAGGATTACATCGAGTACCTGACAAATAAGTACTTATAATAAGATCTATACGAGTGTTCATTTCTTTATCGCTTATTTCTACAGGATCTTGCATTCCATGAGCTGGAGGTATCGATTTTAAAAAATGCTTCTTAGATTTTTTCCAAGGATTACCTGCACTGGTAGACCTATTAATCTTATCAATATATGCCACTCGAGCTCCATTTAATGCAGTAAAATCATCTAAAACCATTAGCATATCTTTAATATTATTGGGATTTATTCGCTTATTTATATCGCATACATAACCATCAATACATTCATTTAATATCTCTGTGTTCATCTGAACAGGCTGTAAAATATCTAAAGCAGCTATTCTCCATGGTTCATATGAAACCATTTCAGGTGCTGTATATTTTTTCTTATATTCTGCTGGTAATTTTCTACTCATAGGAGTATCAACCACTCTAGATTTACTCTTACCACGAAAATCGGTAAAAGACCCATATATTTCAGCATTACCATCATTGATATATCGAAATACAGATTTCTTATGTAAATCTAATACTGGTCTCTTGATAGAATCAGAACTTATAAGATCAAAACACCCAGATTGAATATTAAAAGGTGATAATTTTTCATAAACTTGTTCAATAAATTTTCCATCAATGCTATTTGCATAGATTTCATTAGTCGATTCAGTATCAATTAGGAAATGAATACCTAAAATTGAATAACCAAAATCACTTTCTACAATCATGGGTGCACCACAATCACCATATTGAGTTTCAGTAGAACTAATACCCTTCCAAC